CTCATGAGAACCCTTAGGAGCTAAGGATTTCAAAAAGAAAGTGATGAACCAGACAAAAACATGGTTGAACTTACTATCCTGCTTGGATAAGTCTGTGCTCATAATGTTTTCGTCGTGATTAAAATCACTAAACACCATTTCCCAGTAAGAGGAACTCTTTTCTGGGCCGAATGTGATCGGTGTGGCGAATTTGTTCTGTTTGAAGAAATCATAAAGTCCTCCAAGATACTTCAATCCAACTATTAAAATAGGAACTTGGAAAATAGAAATACCTCGAGTTGCTTTAGATTTCTTTCGCATCTCATCCTTAGGTTGTGGTGTAATCAATGGAAGATAATCAAACTGATCGCAATCATAAACACTCCTTACAGAGGCTTCGTGATATTGCAAGAGTTTGTCTCTTTTAATGCCATAACCATAACCACAGGAGGTTGCACCTCTCTTATCTCCATTCAAGTTGTAAGTTAACTTGTGAGATACTTCTTCAAACGAAAGTGGTTGCAGATAAGCTGAAATTCCTCCAAAAACTTGGAAGAAATGGGTATACATCTCTTTAAAAAGATCTTCATTCTGCAATTCAAATCTTTCGTTAAACAAATCGAAAAAATCTCCCATTGACTCGAAATACAGTTGATCGCCATATTTCGTGTAAGAATCTAACGTACTCTTGTAGTTCATCTTGGCTGGACCGTAGTCAGTAGGTCCGAAAAAACCGTACATAGGTGAGGGAGTGTATTCACTTTTCAAAACTTGTGGTGGAGGGTTAACTCTACCTACGCAAGGAAAGGCGATATTTTCTTTCAAACCGATAGTAGCAACGTGTTCAACATTGGGGAAAACAGAAAAAGTTTGTTCTTTCATAATTCCTTGAATTTGAACTTCAGAGGGACCTCTAAGCTTGAGGTGAGAAATAATGTCAGAAGTAAGAATGATACTTCCGGCACCACGATCTTTATGGAAATGTTGATGAAGTCCACAAATTAATCCGGTGTCAGCTATAGAAGCTTTAGAGACGGCTAGAGAACCGCACCAGCCGGCTTGTGAGTCTGCAGGGAAGTAACATTTACCTCTGTCTACCATGGCTATGGCCGTAACGTCACCGTTTGGATACAGCATCGTTATGTATTTACCAATTTCAGACGTGTATCTGAGGTTAGATAAGGGCGCTGTAGAACTGATAGCAGGAATGACCGCGAAGTCAATATCACCGCTAAATCTAATTTTAGAGAAATTAACCAAAAATTCGTGAGATCTGTATATCTCCACGATTTTACCATCTTGAGTAATATTCATACGACAAGAGCCGGTTAATTTAGTTTTTTTCTGGTTTGTATAATTTTTTGCCAATTCACTAATAACATGTTTATTTCCGAACAAGATAGTTTCCTTGTCGGTGTTAGTAGTATAAGTCAAAAAGCCGTTGTCAAAAAGGTAAAGACCTTTACGTTGAGGGGAAGCGTGGTTCACTATACTAGCGAAAGTGGCGCCCTTTAACTTGGTATTTGGGTCTAAAGGCATGGGAGTCATAATATGACCTTT